AATATCCGCGCCGTTCTGGCTCTTATCCAGTTTCCCCTCCATCGCCGCCTGCAATGCCCGTATCGATTGCAGCGATACCGTCTGACCGTTCGGCAATGTCACCGCCACCGTGCCATTCTGTGACATCCATTTATCCATGTTCTGGAGGAACTGGGTGATATAGCTGTTAATCGCCACTATATGCCTGACCCCATCCGAGGCGGAATCCGGGACAGTGGTCTGAATCTGGTATTTTGCGTTATTAAGGGTAACACTGGCGTTATCCGCCAGTACCAGCTCCGTGTCCGAATTCACCGCCTGAATCATGTGCGGTAAATTACTGTTGCCGGACTGGATTAACATCAGCTGCCCGGGGGCGACCCCGTTGATATTTGATATAAATTTTGTGCCCGTACCGCGGACAATAGCCGAGCCGGACACTATAGAAATAGTGCCTTGTGAATAGAGCATGATTGGTTCCTGAATTAATAAATCGAATGAAGTTAATGACTAGTCATAGAGAGAGCAATCGATATAAGGACTGTTTAAATCCCACAGGCTTTGATTAATGATTCTGGTGAGTGGCTCAGAATTCACCGCGCCGATCAATAGCTGGGTATTTTTTCCATCAAATGCAGTCGAAAATGAAGCATCACTCATCCTTATTGGCGCATCACCATAATCAGATTCAGAAAGATACCACCCCGTTCTCTGCATTAATATTGCCTTTTTACCTTTCAGCGTCTTGCTCTCGCTCCCTAAGGTGCTCTCTTCTCCCTCAATCACTAAGGGCTTGGTGTCGCTGGTTATCACACATTTCCCTGCCTCATCCCATATAGCGATCCCCCAGTCGGGGACGGGCTGAGGGTAAACGCGTGTAAACAGGTAAATTTCACACAATAGCGGCGCACGGGCGTTCGGTGCTGACAGGTCGATAAACCATTTCCCGTCTATTTCAAACGAATCCCCGTAAGGGGCATGCCAGATATCATTGGTATGTGCACACATAAAAACCATGCAGGGCTGATCTGTGCTGATATTAGTTTCTATTCTCTTATACCGGTCAAATTTAACTGATATTTTCCTTACAAAAGAAAGCGGTGTCGTTTTGGGTGTCCACCACGGAACCCCTTCGTTCGTCGTTAAAAATGCGCCCCAGTCCATATATCCTCATGCTGTATAGTAAGCAATCAACCACCCGGCAACAGCGGCACTGTTGCCCGCTGAAATAATGATGCGGTTATCCTCCACTGAAAACTGACGCTTTGCATTGCCACCCTGCCTCCTTTCGGTACAAACAAAAACATAAGAGAGCCGCAGCCCTTCACTCATTGGCTCTCTGGGAACTGTCAGTACCCCTGTCGTCTGTTCGCTGTCCAGTTTCATAAACCCCGCATAAAGAAAAGGGCGGATGCCTGTATTACGCTGCCGCCCCTGTTCATCCCATACGCCAAAACCATAATCACTCATCGGAATTGCCTTAGATATCCCATTGCCGCCCTGACCCGTCCGTTTTGGTCGTAGCAGGCAATTGCCCCATTTGCCCAGCGTAACCCTGCCTGAACACGCATGTCATTAAACTCAAAGTCCCCTGTCACGGCATTAATCAAAAAACCCGCTTTATATCGCACGTAATTTTTTGATTTGATGGCGTCAGATAAAACGGCCTCTCTCATTGAGGCCTTGTCAATGAACGCATCTCCGAAAAACACCTGACCATTCTTAATCACGAATACCGGTTCCATTTTCCCATTGGACGGATTCACCACCGTAAACTGGTTCGCCCTGACGCCGAAATGTGTTTCGACCTTGCCATTCTTGACCTCGGCTCCAATCACCATGCCTGCCTTATAAAACTGACCTTTGTACTTCACCCCTGCCCCAATCTCTTCAATGGCATAGCCATTGCCATCAATATCAAAGACAGCGGTCGCCTTGGTCTGCACCGCCGCCGCATTCTCACCCACTTCGGCCTGAACTTTTTCCATCTTCTCAGCAAAGGCTTCCCTGTCAGTTACCTGTGTGGTTTTGACTTCCAGTATCTCTGCCCGCATCTCACTGTCAACTTTCAGTTGGTGCTGGACAATGGAGCCACTCAACGCGGCATTTTCCATTGCCGCTTCCGAGTTATAATCAATCTGGGATTGCAGCCGTTTTCCGGCCTCGGCAGTCATGAACTGGTTGCCGGTTGCCTCCACTATCCAGCTCGTGTCCGTTGAGGACTCGCCCCGGACAAACTCTGTCCACGGGGACTGATTGCCGGATTTATCCACCAGACGGGCACGGAAGTAGAAGGCCACCCCTGCCGCCAGCCCCTGTAGGGTATGCGTGCGTTGCGGGTAGGGAATATCCGCCAGCAGCATCAACCCTTCACCGTCATGAGTCCGGCTGTACTGAATTTCTGTTTTCAGCGTGTCGTCCGTCTGGGCAGCAAAGCCCCAGTCGAGCTGGATACCAAAGATAATCGGGGTCGTTCTGAATGCGAGCGGCGTCGGCGGGTTGCCCTGTTTCCCCTTCAGGTGCGTTTCCGGTGCATTCGCCCAGAGACTGGATATCTCAGACGCATTAATCGCCCGCACCCGTGCCTGATAGCGTCCGGCGTAGATGCCGGGGATCTCAAAACTCTGTGTCGAAGTTCGGGGGGCGGGTATCCAGTTCCCGTTATCCCGCCGCCATTCTGCTTCATAAGCAATGGCACTTTCAGCCGCTTCCCATGTCACCCGCAAGGTGTTTACGGCAATGCCCTGATTGACGACCGAATAACTGCCAATCGTCACCTTTTTCGGCGGGGGCTGAACGCCGGGCGGAATGACCGAAATGGAGCGTTCATCAATGCGGGTGCCCGTGTCGATGCGTTCATATTTGCCGGGGTCATGGTGAACCGCGCTGATTTCGAAAGTGCCGTTTTCACCCTCCCGGATACTGATTACACGGTATTGCTGAACAAACAAATCATTAGCATCCACCGCCCAACCCGCTTCAACCTGTGGTGTTTCACTGTAGGCGGTCGTGACTGTCACGATATTGTCATTAACCGCCTGTATGGTTCGCCCTTGTGAAGTCCCACCGGGGAGATTGACCAGTAACCTGTCACCCGCCTTTGCCTCAGGTTTGCGGTCCAGTGTGATATTACGTTCTGACACGGCGCTGATACGACCGCCAATAACACGGCCTGCGCGGTTTTTGTGAGCAACGCCAATGATGTGACCGGGCAGCGGGATCTGACCTTCCAGTCCAACCCGGAACGATACTACGTTGTCACGCGAGTTAGTCAGCAATGCCCAGCGTCCACGCCGTTGGGCTTCACTCTGGCGGGTGCAGCCAATCGCCGTCAGTTCCGTCTGATTGATATCATAACGGCGTACCAACGCATCATCAGAGACCGCCTCAATGGTATCTGCATAATGATTACCGGGATCTGACCAGCTCACCATCGCAACACTGTAACGGGTGCGCTCACTGGCACTGCTGTAGGAAAAATCCCCGTTAATCACATTGGACTGGTTAAAAATATAAGAGACATCGGCGGGCATATCTGCCAGCGCCACAAACTGATTTGCCCCCCAGTAGGTCGTCCCGCGAAAGATGGCTGCCAAATCAGTCAATACCGTCCACGCTTCCTCACGGGACTGGATATACACATTACAGGTAAAGCGCGGTTCCGTGCCGTTTCCACCCTTGCCATCAGGCACCGGCTGATCACAATACTGGGCGATACGGTACAGCTCCGTTTCGTCAATCTGTGCCGAATTGATACGGTTTCCCAGCCCGAACATCTCTGACACGATAATGTCGTAGAACACCCATGCCGGATTGTCAGAGTGCGCCCATTTGAACTCACCCGTCCAGATACCGGAATAAGAGCGAAAAACCGGATCATAGTTATCCGGGACACGAATAATTCTGCCCTGAGGTTTACACGATATCTGGGGAGTGTCAGGAAACTGTTTGGCATCGAACTCAATATAAAGCAACGCGGTGTTGGGATAGCGCAGTTTCGCATCAATGACCTCAGTAAAGGCCATGATGTACATTTTATCTATAATGCTCTCACTCTTGGAGTCAGGGGTTAATTTCCTGACCCGGATCTGCCAGCCAGTTGAGGCATTGGGCAGATCAATACGGTGTGACCGTTCATATTTGGTCGTGGTCTTGCCATCCACTGCGGTCTTCAAAACTTCTTCGTATGACCCGCCATCAACGGCTAAATCAATCGCATAATCGACCCGGTAGCCGGTGGTATCGCCATTTTTATGCTGGTGCCGCAAAACAGGCCACGATAACCGAATGCGAACCGCCGACAGTTTAGTATTGGAAACAGCGCGTATCCACGGCGTGTCGCTGCTTAACTCCGTACCAAGACGGATTTCATTTTCCGCTGCGGGCAACCCCTTGATATACTCCTGCGCCTGCGTGCCGGGACGGTATTCCCACTTAACACCCGTGAAATTCATTTCCCCATCGGAATTCGCCAGTGGTGTCCTATTAAGGTAAATTCGCGTGGCACCCAAATCATGCCCCCATTCACCCTCGCCCAAAGCTAACAGCATTTTAGCCTTGGCAATCGACTGTAAACTGTCCGGTGATTCTACGGGGGTATATCCACCGCCGCCCCCGCCCTTGCTGCCCTGAATAAGATGATGTCCCATATTCCACCCATAAAAAAAGCCGCAGGTGCGGCGAAACTAAAAACTGAATGACGGTTATTGCTGATCTTCGGTGTAGATACCCGCTGAGATAATGGCACCCCCGATTTCACGCGTGCCGTACAGAACGGGAACCGGATTCCCCTGCGCCGTGGTATTCACAGGCCCGCCAAAGGCGTAACTGGGTTTATTTTCCGGCGACTCACGCATACGCAGGCCGGGCATTTGAGGGGAAAGCATCTGGGCAACACCACCGAGGGCTAATGACGCCCCCGCCATAGCCATACCCCCAGCTAAACCACCCGCACCAAATACCCCCACACCAACCTGACCACCGGGCACAAACATAGCAATAGCAATCAATGCCACACCTAAAATAGTCTGAAATAATCCAGCACGTTTGCTACCGATAATGACAGGTAGAATATGAATATCCTCCGTCCCTTTTGTCATTTCCAGCTCATCTTGACTGATATTTCTCCCGCCCACAAAAATAGAAAATGTCAGCCCTTTTTTATGCGCTTCGGACATATATTTTTCAAAACCGGGTAACAGATTACGCATGGCATTAATAGCATGTCGGGCATCCCGTGCCTTATATTTAAATTCTTTTCCGAAGCGGGAAATAAGAGGACCATGAAAGCGCACGGTGCGCATGGGAACATCGATAAAAGCCATAATTACCTCATAAAAAAACCACCCATTAAAGGTGGCTTATTGGACTCAAATGCAATTCTTTATTTTTTCCACTCTGTGAGCCGCTCTGGAACCAAACAATCCACCTTGATAATAAAAATTGATTTTAGTCCCGTTGTCCTTATTTATTATATCAGTCACTTCAAGTTGACCATCTGAATATATTGTGTAACCACTACCATATGGTTGAATATAAACACCTCCCCACATTGGCGATTTTTCTTGCCAGCCGAACAAGATGCATTCAGCAATATTTTTTGCAGTTTTATTTGATGAAAACTCAAGATCAGCATCTCGTTTTCTCATATCTTGAATACTTGAGCATCCAGTCAAAACCAACAACATTGATAATAAGATTTTTTTCATTCTGTCCTCCAATATTCCAGAAAACAAAATCATAGCACCAGAAACAGGGTCATCATTTATCAAAGCAAGTTTTTGTGACGCAGAATTTTTATTGTCCTGTCCTTCCAGTATCCGCCATAAGGCACTTTCTGGCTCAATTGCCCGTAAAGATGATGGAGCAATAAATTACCCTCCAGCAGCACGCCTGCATGATTCGGCACATCGGCCTGAACTTGCATCATTACCACATCACCCGTCTGAGGGGCACCGCTAAACTCATTAAAACCGCATTCCTGCCAGTTATCCATATAGCGATTTTCACCCCGTTCCCACCACAGATAATCCACGCGGTAATCAGGTAATTCAATATCATGCACCTGACGGTAGTAACTCATGATCAACCCCCAGCAATCATAGATACCGAGCACAAACGGTCTGCCTATTAAGGGTAGCTCACCACGCGGATAAATGGTCCTGAAATCCCCTTCCGGCCAACTGACAATATGCCACGGTAATTCAGTGGCATCACATTGTGCGGCATCCAGTTCGCTGGGTTGCGTGGTCGCATCAGGGTGACTGTGAACAATAGACGTTATTGTTCCCCACTCGTCAGCATTGGCATAATCAAGCGGGTCAAGGTGAAATTGTTCAGCAGGATTAGGGGCTAAGTTTTTACAAGGGAAGTATTTTTCTATTCGGCTTTTTTGAGCAATGACCCCGCAGGCCTCTTTGGGGTATTCCGCCTTTGCATGCTCAAATATTGCCTGTAATGTATTGTCACGCATCGTCACCGCCTGATTAATGCTGCACCGGGATAACCCCCAAACGGCAAGGGTTCATCTTCGCCGAATCGTAACTTACACGACCTGAGCAGACCGCCGCATTTATCTTTGCCGGGGTCATCAACCGGGTTGTCGTTTTCATCAAAGTAACGGCTCCCAGCATAATCACAGCCTTTACCCGTCCGATACCAGCCCCGTGAGCACCATGTGCACAGGCTGTGTATCTGCCGGGTGGGTATTCTCAGCCCCTCCAGATCGGCAGGACTGGCAAGCTCAAAGGTGACTTCCTTGTCTGTTTCAACTTCTTTGCGGTCAACATAGAAAGTCTGTGTGCGTTCCTGTTCGGGATCGGCAGTCGGATTCCCTTCGGGAAAGTTAACCGCATCCAGATAATGCACAAAGGTATCATGGATGGTCACCTTTGCCTGCACCATGTCCTCAAATTGCAGGCAAAGTGCAGTAATCAGACCATTGATGTTAGTGACGGTTAATTTCGGGCGGGCAGACTTTCCGTCACTGGATAAATCCAGCCCCTCGATTTTAACAGGCCATGCGCCATACTCGCGCCCCTGCCACCAAATGGACTTTGGCTTGAACTTATCAGGATTATTTTTCGCTGCCTCAATTTCGTCGGGAGTAAGGGGTATCCCATAAGCATGAAAACGCAATACATCCGCACCGAACGCGGTTCCGTCTACTTCATACAGCCGAACAGTCTTACCCGGTGCCAGTTTCTGTATATCAGCACTAAACATATTTTCTCCTAGGGGTGGTGTGCCTGAATAAACTCCGCCGACAATGAATATTTATTACCGCCCAATGCACTGGTCTTATAACCCTCGCAACGATACAACCCCTTGTCAGAAAGCGGCGGTGTCCAGATAAAGGACTGATACCCTTGGTGACGATCCAAAAATGCCAGAATTGCACGGAGATAAGGCTCATCACCGACAAAATCCACCGTCCATTTTTGACTGCGGGGATGAATGCCATCCCCGGATACCTGTGTGTAACCATCCCCGAACTGGACCTTTCGGATGGCAAAATCCACCGTTGAAGAGGCACTCGTTCGGGGACTCCAGTAAAAGGTTTCCATTATCGCCCCCTGATAGCCCTAAAAATCGCACCGCCCGGCCGCAAGTCTTTATCCCGTTCAGCGTAATAGACCTGAGTAAAGGCCCGCGCCAGACTTTCACCGAATGCAGCATCAGCACCATTGGCAGCCTGACTCCTGCCGCCAGAGTCTGTGATATAGACCTGAATATTGGGTGCACCCCCCATGCCACCCATATTGCCAGCGGGGAAAATAGCCCGTACCCCCAGCGAACCATCAGGGCCACGCTTAAGTGGCATAATGGCTTCCGGTCCCGCCTCACCCATTAACCCTGCCCCCTTAGCAAAGGCGAACATCGTCGGGCTGCTGACGATTTGCCCGCTGTACTGACTCAGGTTTGCCGAGGCATAAACACCGCCCTTGGCGTTTTTGGTGAACATGGAAGCAACCCCACTGAGCATGCCGCCGCCACCGCCACCGAATGAAGAGGCCAGCATTTCAAATGCCTTATTCGCCGCGATTTTCATCAGGCTCTGAACGACACTCTGCGCCATTGAAGCGAACATTTCGGAAACGCCTTCTTTGAGTGATTTAGTTCCGGTTAACATACCAGTAACCATGTTGCTCATGCGTTCGCTGACGGTATCAAGCAGGTTGATTGCCACTTCGTGATAGGCGCTTTGGGCAGCAAACAACTGTTTCGCCGCTTCAATGCGTCTCGTGTTGTTTTCCGTTTCGGCTGCCGCAATCAGTTCATTCTTACGCTGTTCACTGATAATCTGTGTTTCCGCGTAAGTGTCATACAAGGCTTTTTTGCGGGCCAGCTGGTTATCCAAATCCTGTACCGGATCAACGTCACCCCGCAGGGCGTCCTTGGCAGAAACGGCATATTGCTGTCGGGCGTCTGCGTTACCCCTGACGTCCTCTTTCCATATCTCACCTTTTCGGTAAGCATATTCGGCGGGTGACTTAATTTCACCATGAGCATTCTGCCGCTTTAGCTGTTCTGTGGCTTCTTGGGTTCTTTTGGCAACACGACGGAACGGGTCGGCTTCTATGGCAGCCTGCAAGTCCTGATAACGCTGTTTGGTTTCTGTCAGTCTCTGGTTGAGCAGGTTCAGATGGCGGTTCTGCGCCTGCGTGAACTTGGTCACGTTATCCTGAGCGCTGGCAAACAACTCAGCCGCCGCGTTGCCTTCCTTGTACCGGATCGCTTCTGTGGCCAGTTGCGTATTCAGGTCAGCCACTTTATTGCGGTAGTTTTCCTGCGCACTGGCGGCTTCCCGGGCGGCTTTTGCAGCTTCACTGGCGGCTTTTGACGCCGCCGCCTGCGCTTCTTTGGCTTTTTCGCCATTCTGATAGCTGGCTATCGCATTATTAATGTACCTTTGATAATTAACTTGATGCTCTGGTTTATTTAAATCCTGATCTTCGGCGGCAAATTCCGCCTGCCTTCTGATTCTGTCCTCACCTTGCAGGGTCGATAATTCACGGTCGCGCTCAGATCGCTTAAGAAAAGCCTGTTGCTTATCGTCCAGCGGGGCGGGCGGCAGCGCAAAGGGAACCGGGGTGAATGTCGTCCGCTCTTTCAGCAGGCGGTTCCCCGCCGCCAGCACCCGGTTGAAATCCGAGCCGGCCAGTGTCAGCATCGGCAAGATATCGTTCGTTCTGAGCATT